AAGCGCTTCTGCGCTGTATGTGTAAGTTAAGTAGGGATATTTAACTGTTTCAGCTTGGTTAACTTCTAAATAACTTTCTTCGTGGATTCCAGTTAATAATTTATATATTTCTTTTGTAAAATGTGGTAAATCTGCCATTCAATCACCTAAATTCTTCTTTAAATGTTTTAGCGATGATTTGTTTAGCCACATCCAAATTCTCACGAAATGCAGGCCTAATCATCGGTTGTGGTGTCATACCTCGTGTAAAGTGACCAACTCCAGCTTCATCGACGTAAAACCAGCCACCTTTTCTGCCTAATCCGTTTTCTGCGAACTCACCTGTACCAAACTCGTTAAACGGTAGATGTTCATCGTTAGAACCCACAATAGCAACCGTTTCAGTGCCTTTCGGGATGACCTTATTACCAATGCCATCTCTAAGTTGACCAGTATCAAACCTAGCTTTTGTCTTTGCGGATGACTCCACGATTAATCCAACCTTGGTTAATGCTTTAATCGCAGCTCTTTCTAAATCAGCTGACCTTTCTTTCGAGTAATCTTCAAGCTTAAAATCAGCCATCGTCGACCACCTCGCTAAATTTGAGATAGATTTCTAAATGATGGCCAATACCTACTGGATCATCAACATAAGTAACCTGATAGGCTCTATTCTTGCTGTCAACGATACGCATCTTGTCTGTGATACCATCTTTATAGATTGGCACTATCAGAACATGTGTGGATTCTTCGACAGCTGCATGGTGGATAAATTGGTTTTGGTTACTACCAGACACCAAATCTAAATAGCCCTGTAATTCGTCAATATCTTGCCAGCCCGTGATAAATCCACCTTCACCATCAGGCATACGGCTATTTTTTTGGACCTTAAACGATTGCATTAGGACCACCTCAAACTCTTATGGTTATTAATAAACGCCATTAAGTGCTTTGGATAGCCTCCAACGGACTCGAATGTGTCAAAGTACGATTCGGACATTCGGCTTACTGTACGTGATTTAACGCCTGTTTTACCTACCATTTCCTTATCATACTGAAGCAACTTAATTACCCCTGCTTTTATATCAGCTGGATATTTCACTAGCGTGATGAAAGCATCAGGCTCATAGACTTCATAAACTTCACTTTCAAGTGTTATGGTTGAATTATCAACTCCAGCAACTACATACAGACCGTTGTTAATAATCGACTCACTTACTTGGATTGTGTCGCCTGCTTTAATTCCAATTAAGCGATTTTCTTGCGTAATAATCTGGTTGTTTTTAAATTCCAAGTCATGGTAGCGAATGGTTACAACTTGGAAATAGTTACCTGTAATTTCCCTGATCAACATTTCTAAGCCGTCTAAATCACTTTGCGTGACTTTGTCATTAAATTGCTTGGCTTCTTCTAACGTGATAATCATTCAACTACCCTCCTTCATAAAAGAAAAGAAGGTAGCTATTCGCTACCCTCTAGTAATTCTTTTAGTGTGTCATTGCTGGCATTGCCTTTGAACTCAACACCACGCTCTTTTAATGTCTCCATAGCTTCTTGACGGTCAAATGGCTGTTCTTGCTCAAATTCAGCAAGTTTCGCTAACGCTTCATCAAGTTCGGCTTTTAAGTCGTTATATTCTTTAACTGTGTAGGTTCTGCCTCCGGTTGCAGATTCCACAACTTTATAAGCGCCTTTGACTAATTCAACCACATCATAGCCTTGTGCCAAATAAAAGCCTTTATCAGTGTCTTGTACCGTTAATAAACGGTTGTCCTTCTTAACAACTACACTCATGTCTTAACCTCCTACTGCTGGTTCAACCACAAACGCAATACCATCAGATTTAGTTTCAAATACAATTACATCGTCATATGATTGCTCATAGTACAAGTAATTTCCTGAAGTAACTGCAGATGGTTGGTCTAACATTACCTTGCTGTATTTTTGAGGTGCAGCCATTGCTGGGATGTGGATTAACATCATAGAAATTTGCTTAGCTCCCACTGCTTCTTTCGCACCAATTGTGAAATCGTATAATGTTTTGAATCGGTTAGATGGAACAGTCAATAATTCAACTTCATCCAAACGAGCAACACGACGGTCAATCACTTGGTTGTTATTTTGAACTGAAACAGAACGAGCGACACCTTCAGCATTTTTTAGGATACGTTTAACAGTTGGTGTAACGTATAATACTCGGCCTTCCATTGGAACTTCCGCTTCGTCCATCGCTGTCATTAAGTCGTCGAAAGCACCTAAAATATTAGCAGTGGTTAATGCTAATTCTTTGATTGATTCCTCTCCATCCAATGCCACTTTACGAGCGTATAAACTAGAGAACATTTGCTTATCCATTTCTGGAATCTTTTCCTCGTCATTATAAACACGAGTGATATTAGCAATTGAAGTAACATAATTTGTTTCATCAATATCCAACGGATCCACTAGAGTATCCCAGTAACGTTCGTTCGTTAATTCATAAGTTTCCCATTGATTTTCGTAGTTAGCATCCGGTGTGGTAATAGTACGGCGAGCACGGTCTTTACGTCCTCCTGAGATTAGTAACTTAGGCAATTTAACAGTCTTTTGACCTGTCCACTTGATAATGCTGTTTGATGGTGAGTTCCATAAGCGTTGTGAGTATAATAAACCGTTCGCTGCATAACGTTGTTGTAAAGCTTGCTGGTACGCTGTTGCGTAGTTTAAAATTGCTGGCATTTAATTTCCTCTTTTCTAAATAATTATTTTGTTTGTGTTGGTAAATCTGCCGTAAAGGCTGCAATCATATCTTGCGTCACATCTGGTTCGGTTTGTTTTCCGGCACCAGCCGCAGGATTAATGCGAGTGAAACCGTCTAATGGATCTTTTGGCTCATCTTCAGGTTTAAGCTCTTCAGCGGTTGCCTCAAATTGATTAGGTATTTGCTCTTTCAAGTCTTTAATCAAGTTGTCTAAGTCCTTAATCGTACCATCTTCCTGTAATTCAACCTCACCTAATTTAAATTTGGCATAGTCCAAATCTTTAGCACCTGCATCGGTTAAAGCTTTGTCTACTAGCGTTGCTTTTGTCGTTTGGTCAATTGTTCCTTGTAATTCAAGTGCTTTAGCTTCAGCTGTTTCAGCACGTTCCGTTAATGTTTTAACTTCATCACTGTTCTTGGCTTCGTCTAACTCAGTTTCTAATTCTGTTACACGATTTTCAGATGCCGTCAAACGAGTTTGGACCGCTTGAACCCCTCTGCCATGATCAGCCATTACTGCATCGATTTGTTCTTCGGTTAATCCTAATGTTCTTAAAGTTTCTCTGTTCATTGTTCATTCCTCATTTCGTGTTTTAACGGTGCTACGACACCGATTGAGTTGCTAGCTAACGTTACTAGCGGACGGTAGTTTATCGTCATTACGGACGAGTTTAAGTATAAAAAATAGCCCTATTGCTAGGACTTAGATACAGCATCTTTCAGCATTTAGACCACTACTCCTTTCAGCTGGTAGCGACATTCACGCCGGTACCAACATCGGGCGGTTTCTTCGCTTCGATACGATAAATCTCTTTGCGCTCCAGTTTAAACTCGCCTTTAATCGCCAAGTTGCTAGCCACAATCACCATGTATTCGATGTTGCTATCGTTTAACACCTCGGCTTCGATACGCATGCCATCGATTGTAGTGATGGTGACTTCTTGACCAGTGTACGGATTCGGATTGATTTCCATGCTGATTCCTCCTTAATTTTGGTATAAAAATAGCACCTAATCGCTGTGATTAAGTGCTTAATACAATCTATCAAAATAACCTTCTGGAACGTCTACGGGCTTGTTTTTTTCGATTCTTTCGCTAATAAATTCTTTTAATCTTTCGGAACCTTCGACAGAAAAATCAAATCCATTTCCTTTTGTGATGTCTATGTATTCATACAAAGGAAATTCCGCATCAAACTTCTTTTCGTACTCATTAAGTGACTGATTAATAATATCGAGCGCTCCATCTTCCATTGAAAACATTTAATCAACTCCTTTAATCATGTCATCAACAATTGTTTCCCATGTTTTGACTGAATTTGGGAATATTTCTTGTATTAAGTCATATGATTCCGTATTGGTTGCAAGTGATTCTGCTACGTGTGCGAAAAATTCCGCTTCAGCCTTTTCTGCTTGTTTCCAATGATTACTTCCATGACCGTAACCAAACGGATATTCTCCAAGGTAACCTGTTGATTCCACAATATCTGATATAGCACCTAAAGAATTAGGTTTGCTTTCTTTCAACTTTAACATATTTTCTTTAAAAGCAGCCATATTAGCTCTGTTTTGTGCATAAATATCACTACGTGCTTTATCATAAAGTTCTCTTTCAACTTTTTTCCTAGGAACTTTTCCTAACGAATCGTAAGTAGGCAAATCTCCGTTAACGTAACGCCAAAAATCATCATGTATAGTTTGTTTGAGATTATATTTCGGTAGAGCTGATGCGTGTGTTATTTCTTCATCAATTTCGTAACTTCTTTTACCAACCTTAATTTTTTTCTTGTTCCCAGTTTTCAAACTATTCTCACCAGTAATGGATTTAACTCCTAGTCTATCCATTGCATGCGCATTTTCATGATAAACAACTTCAAGTGGATTTTGACCTAAGCGACCATCGAAACTGGATTGAGATAAAGTAACATGTGCTCCGTTTGCGAACTCTCGGCCGTCTTTCATCTCGTCGTAAATAATACCTGAACCATGGGTTTCGTAAAGCTTTGTCATCCTCTCATCAGGTAGATTAGATAAGTGGTTCGTAAATTTCTCGAAATTAGCTTCACCAACTATTTCAAGCATGTTTGTTTTGGACATTATGGCTTTGCCATTTACTTTAAGTGCATTACCTGTGTTGCTATCCACTCTGGTATCTTTCCACTCACCATAATTCTTATACTCAACTTTATCATAACCATGACCATCGGAACCTTTAGCATACCTCGAATCAGGCGCTATTCCGTCCACGATAGTTAAACTTGTACATCTGCAGCCGATATCCTCACTTGCTTTTCCAAGCAGCCTTGGCATCGGGCCTTTTGCACCTGATTCAGGACTCACAAAATCTTCATCGATTTCGACCGTTTGACCATCTAATAACCGATGACTTGACCTAGTACGATTATCAAGCGATGAGTACCAACGCTTTTGCATGTCGATGCCTAACTCTTTTGCCTCGGTTAAAGCTTCCTGCTTGGCTAAACTTCTTAAACGACCGCCTTCAGTTCGAGCTATCCTAACAGCTTGCTGATAATTAGCTTCAGTATGCCTAGTTATAGCTCCTGCAATCTCTGCATACGTTTTACCTTGCATCATGCCTGTTCGCAGTTCACTAGTGGCTCTATTCGCTAGTTTCACACGTGACTTATACAAGCGATTTGAGAGCGTCTTTCCTGCAATAGGCTTAGTTACTGACTGCCTCACAAACTCGGTGTCTAGGCCTAAAAAATCGAGCCTAGCGCCTGTTTCAGCTTCAATCTGATACATAGACGAGTAATAGCCATCCATCATCTCATTACGCTTAAAATCAGTCACTTCAAACTTAGCAGTTGGATAAGCACCGTTCAGCATATCTACTATCTCTTTTTCAAGCGCAGATAGCTTTCCAGCTTGTTGTTGTTTGTAATAAGGTAAATCTTCATATTCGTCCATATAAGCCTTCAAACGCTTCCTAACGTCTTTTAGCGCATCGTTATAAGCGTTATACAGCTTGCGATTCATATCCTTATCGGATATCTGTTCAAGCTTTAATATCTCACGTTGCCATTGGTTCAGGTTCATCTTCATCACCTTCTAGTGTGCCAAAATCTTCACTTTCCAGCTTTTTCTTTACCTCTTCATAGTCCAAATCCCACATCTTGCAAATTTCTTCAGTGATGCTTTCACTTGGTAAATAAGGAGCAGCCAATGCCAATGCAGTCACTAATGTTTGTTTAGCGGTTGCTCGTTGGTTTTCACTCGTGGCTTTCTCTTCGTCATTCACCAACATGCTACGATTGACCACTATTTCTAAATCATCCGTTGTGTAATCTTTGCTAAATCGTTTGTTAATATCAGCAATGATTAATTCTAATAACTGTTTCACTAATCGACGTAATCTGATTTCGGTCTTATTCGCTTTCAAGTCCAAGGCTGTGTAGCGTGATTGGATAACGATGTTTGTCACGTTACCATCACCAACTTGCGAACTATCAAACCCTTGGCCAAACTTATAGATGCCTTCTTTGTCTATTTTCAGTTTCTCTTTTCTTGCTTCTACTGGTATTTGAACCGTATGGACGTCTAAACCACCTTCTGCATCAGTACCAACAACACCACGAGAACGAATATTATTAATTAATTTATCGTAATCAGTTCCGTTGAAGCCTTTCACAGCAAAAAACGGCTGATCAAAGTCTTGTAAGTTGTTCGACAAGGAAACAGCCATCAAATCATAATCATCGATTAAATCCTTGATAGGCTCCAAGTCTGTCGTTCGATACTTGTTATTATCAAATCGAATAAACGGAATGAAGTCATCCACTGAAATAATTCGACCTAACGACTGTCCGATGGCTTCTTTGGATTCTTCGTCCAAATAGGTATCGTGATAGATAGGATTAACAGGAACGATGTCATCTACTTCTAGCGTTTGACCATGTGCATCTTTAGTGATGAAGTACCAAACCTTTTCTTTATCCCATAATTCAGCACGCAAGACTCTAGTCATTTTTTCATCGATAAGAATTTCTGTCTCATAGTAATTTATTACAGCAACCAATTGGCCATCGGTGTTGTATATTTCAATCACCTTTAGAGAATCTGCAGGCTTAAATGTCAATCGGTCATCGTACTTAACAAATACAAATTCATGACCTTTCTGAGAAGCTCCCTCGAGTGTTTCTTGTAGCATCATCTGGAAATCTTCGTCCAGGTACTCTTTTAAATAGTCTTGCAAGCCTTTCTGTTCAGTCCTAACTTCTAAAGGCTTAGCCAACAAGTATTGGACCTTTTGGTCAATCAATTCTGTGAGATAAGGATGCGCAATCTTGATATTGCTACGGTTTGTTTCTTCTTTCATCTTCCCTTCGTTATCCACATAAAACAGTCGATAATTCAGGATGTCATGCTTAAATTTGTAATAATCGACACCCGTGCGCATCTTCTGTTTATAAGTTGCGCCTCTATCTCTAGTGATCGCACGTTTAACAGCTAATGCTAGTACTTCAGGGTTGTCTGATTGGAAATATTTCGAATTATCCAAATGAGTTGCTCCTTTCTAGTTAGTATAACCAACCGCTTGGTTTCAATATCGTATAACAGAAATAACGAACCGCATCCATCGCATGGTCATTCTGTTTAATCGGTTTATCTTCGCCACGATCTGCAGCTTTCGCATCCCAGATATAAGCTGAGAACTCCAATAATGTTTTTTTGCATTGATCAAGAAATATAATCTTGCCATCATTTAACAATGTCCCAGTAAATCGAATGCCGTCCAGCACGTCGTTATTTGCTTTTTTGATATTGAACCCTCGATTTTTCAATTCAGCAATGAATGAAGCAGCTGAAGGGTCAACAATGACACGTTTAATCTTGATACCTGTGGCAAAATCTTCCAAATCATCAGCAAACTCACTGTCTGTTTTTTGTTTCTTCTCATCACGTCCTGAATAGTAAAACTCTTTGGTGCAATACCAAATACCATTCAATCCTTTTTGCCACAATAAAAAAACGGTCGCATTTTGCGTACCATAGTCAATACTTATATAGTTTTCGCCTGTGAAGCCATCTGCCGCGCTCTTTACTACATGTTTAGCTTCATTGAACATATCAAAGATAATACCTTCAGCAACTGTCCATAGACCTAATATGTATCGTTGGTAGAATACACCTGAATACATATTACGATAACGTTCTTTGATTCGCTCAGTCAGGCTTAAATTGTCGTCCATCGTGAAGTGTAAATAAATCAGTTTCTTCTCTAACTTCTTATCAATCCAATTGACCTTAAACCAATGATATGGGCCATCTGGGTTGCAGTTGAACCAATACTTCGAACCGTCTACAGAACAGCGTCCTGTGGCTTGGTTTACGAATGATTCAGGCATTAAAGCCACTTCGTCAAAGAACATACCGGCCAATGTTATCCCTTGGATTAAATCTTGGGACCTTTCATCTTTACCACCAAAGATATAAAAATAATTGGTGATGCCTTTTTTCGTTACCTCCAGCATGTTATCTGTACGATGGTCTTTAAATCGATAACCACGTGAGGCAAGCATTAACTTCAACCAGAACAACACGTTTCGTCTAAATGATCCAATCGTCTTACCAGCCATGCCAAAGTTCTGGCCATTGAAGTTAGACATCGCCCACATGACATAGGATAAAGACATGCTAATTGTTTTACCTGAACGGATTGCACCATCGGCAATAATGCCATCTTTATCTTTCACAGCGCTTAGCGGAGTCCACCAAGTTAAAATTTGTTTTTGCTTTCGGCTAAATGGCTTAAATTTAAAAATAGCTCGTTTTATTCTTCGGGCCATAACTCAGCCCCCTCTTCAGATAAAGCATCCAAGAATCCATCATCTTGTTCATCTTCATCAAAGCTATCTTCTGAAGCTTTAATCTCCATCAGTTTGATTCTAGCCTGCATTGAGTGCAATTCAAGCTTGCGCTTGTCATCTTCGTCTGCTAATGCTACGAACTGCTTAATTAAGTTGGACAGTGTACCAATAGCTCTTGATTGAGCAGACATGAATTTCTCATAGCGTTCATAAGCCATATGCCATTCTCGGTTTTCTTCAATTTTAATCGGATTGCCTTCCTGATCAGCGAACATCGGATTAAGTTTGATGCCTGTGATGTTAGAATAATTATCCTGTTCATCACGTACGTACATAATCTTTTGCGCTCGGATAATCGCTGAATACTGAATTAAGATGTTTTGCCAGATCATATCGGATGGTGTCATTTGATGGACCATTGTCATGATTTCTAATGTTTCTTTAGGTAGGAAATTAGCAAACAACCCATGAGTTAGTGCATTTTTGTTATTTTCAGGCGCTCCATGTCCTTTTGCGTTGTCGTTATCAAGTTGACCACCTCTTTCATCGGTGGCTTTTTTAACTTCTACTTTCCTTTTCCATTTTTCACGTTTTTTGCGTCCGTGTAGAGTTGAGTTCGGAATGCCGTATTTCTTCGCTAGAGCATTAGCAGTTATATCCGTCTCTTCATACTCTTTGCGAACTTCATCCCAATTTATCAACTCATTTTCCACCACCTCGCAAATCGTTTGTTTTGTAATTTATAAGTTCAAAACATTACACAGGTTAACGCTCATCCAAGAAAACGCATGCCCCAATGGGCAACTCCACCTATGCAATGTTTTCAATCAATAAAAAACCACCCCTAAAAAATAGAGGTGGAAAATCTAAGGAGGAACATAATGAGTAAGTGGTCGTCATACACTTTCCCACAATACAATTATCACATAAGTTGTAATTTTAATCTCACACAAATATCATCATAAATTACTTATAAAATGCTAGTTTTTATAGACTTCCAAACCCATCGCATAAGCAAATAATTCTATTGCCATACGTTTCTTAACCGTCAACGAGCTAATGCTCAATTTGAGTATGTCAGTCACTTCATCGTTCGGTAATTTTTCAAAAAATGACAACCAAATAATTTCACGGTACACCAATGTCAGTCTGTTCAAACAATCCACAATTGTTCTGATATATTTCAGATCAGGCTCGCAACCCTCTAATGCGAATATAGCAGCGTTTTCTGTACTGGAATTAAATCCACCACCGAATGAAGGCATATCCAGTGTATACGTCTGTGTAATTTTAGGGTGAGACTTTGAATGTAGTCGCATTAAACTTCTTTCGTACTTTTCAATTGCTTTTAATACTCTTCGTTTAGTCTTAGTATAGTCAAGCTCTGGCATTTCAAACATTAATTATCCCACCCCTAAATATTATTTAATGTTGTAATAATAGTCTTGTTGACGTGTATCTATCCTCTTGTGTCTGTTGCCTCGCTTGCCTTTAGTCGTTTTACTATATGCGTAAACGGCCTCATTCAACAAATCTTTGTTTGGATGTATCAACGTAGTTAACTTATAATTATGCGGTTCCAATTTATTAATCCAAGCGATCAGGTATTTTACAGACTCGTCATTACCTGGCACATAAACTGAAATTGAATTAGTGCTGTCATTTGCAATATAGCCTAATTCCTCGCAAAACTCCAGAAAGTGGTGAGTGGTTAAATCTTCAATTTCATTTTCTTCCTCTGCTTTTGAAGCATATCCAACTAACCAATCAAGTGACACTTCAAAGTAACTTGCAATTTTAATTAAGCGGTGCACGGTCGGCACTGTGAAGCCAACTTCCCAACTTTCAACCGTGCTTGACGACACTGGCCTGGTACTTTCTGATACAATAGCGCCTAGTTCTAATTGTGTTAAATTAGCAGATTCTCTTAAGTTTTTAATTCTATTGCCTAATTCAATTTGATTCATTCTGCTACCTCTTTTTCTGCACTCTGATTCATTCTATCCTGATACTCTTTTATATTTTCCGATTCAAATTCCAAAATGACAGCATTTATAGCTAATTCCACTCCTCTAGTAAACCCATCTATGTAATAACCATTTTCCAATGTTAAATCTTCTGAATCTAAAATACTACGTATCGCTTTGAGAATTTTTTCTTTCATTCCGCCACCTCAATTACTTCATTATCTTTTGTAGTTTTATCTAATTTTTCTTTTTTCTCTAACCAATACTCTCTCTCAAACGCTTTTTCAATCTTATCTTCTAAGCGTTCGTATGTATTCTTACCAGTTGCCCATGTCATTAAATTTTTAGTTAACATTCCGCCACCTCCACCGCAAACTCCCAAAAACGTTCGTCATAATCTTTGATTTGCTTCTCTGTCAGTTGATACATTTCCTTATTGCCGTCTGGTAGAGCATAACCACCCGATAAGCTCGCTTTTCCACCTATAAACACTAGCAACGTTTTGCCTTGCTTATTCAAAACGTAATACAGTTTTTCTTTTTCCGCTTCGTAACCAAACAGTTTCATTTTCATAATCGTTTCAATAGGTTCATTTCCAAGATTGTTAAACCAAGCTTCTATTTCGGTGAGTTCGTCATAATCTTTTTCACCGATAGTGGTTACTAAATTGAAAATATCGAACTCTAACTCATTTTTGCTTTCTTCATACCACTCTGCCACAAACTTCGGCACAACTATTTTTCCTGGTTCGTCTAGCTGATCAATTAAATCATAAACCTTCACCACACTAACTGCAGTATCTATATAACTCACGCCATCAGCCTCAAACACTGTATCGACTAAATTTAATTTGCCAACTGCTTCTTTTAACCACTCTTTATCTTTTTTCATTCTGTTACCTCCACCACATCTGCCACATTAACCTCTACCAAACCCTCTCCCCAATCGACTACCGCCACTGGATATGCAACTTGCCCAGGCTTGAATGCTCCTGTGGTTAAATACTTTCCCTGCGTCCAAGCTTTCTGAAACACACCGTAAAATACCGCTTCAATTGTCTCTTTATTTTCATTTATGATTACCTTGCACTTTTTCATTCCGCCACCTCTTTCATTTTTGGTTACGTCCGTATTCCTGAAACTCTTCTAGTGTCACATCGTATTCCTCAAACAATTTCGACATTACATTGAGGTCATAACCGTATCTAACTTCCAAACCATCTTCAAAGCTTCTGTACTTTTTAATCGCTTCATCTTTTCTTTTCCAAACTTTGGCTAGTCTTTCATCTTTTTTCATTCCGTCACCTCTTTCAAAATTCGTTCGATACGACTTTCAAAAATAAATTTCTTCTTTTTGCTTCTCGGGTTGATATTAATCATCCATGTTGGGAATCTTGTCAATGCCATAAAACCCGTTAATAAAACCTGCCTATCGTCACTAAAACGAGTGAAAGCTTGTGTAAGTTCCTCTAACTCTTTGACGTTTTCTTCTGTGACATATATAGCTTTCACTTGTTTCTTTCCTTTCAACGGTCCGTAATCCGCAATAACTTCCATTGTTTTCCAGCTCTGATAATCTCTCATTCCGCCACCTCCAGTTTAATGTTTAATGTCAATGATTGTTTAGACGTTGCTTTACTTAATAGTTTTACATCTAGTTCGGCCAACTCTTCCCGCCAATACTCTTTAGCGTTGTTTTTATCACTACAAAAAATAGGTATATTTCCTTTCCATTTGCTAAAATATACTTTCTTGACCTTATTGTCGGTTTTGTCCAAAAGGTAGAATGCTATTACCATTCCGTTGTCTCTTCCTCTGATAAATCATCCTCATCATCTTCATCTTCAAAGAATGGTTCATCTAAATCCTCGGATTTGCATTCCCACAACACTTCTTCATTGTTTGGGAATAAGTCAGACATGATATTTAAAGCTGGTGCCTCTCCGGTAGAATTAAAAACTGAGTTGGTAACAGTGACATGCGTGTCAGTTCTTCCTAGTTCGCTAACTATTTTTGAAATAGTTTCGTTGTTAACCAAAACTGACTGAGCATTTATTCTTGATGTGATAGCCAATTCCTCTAAAATTCTTAACTTATTTGCATTGGCACTAATAACTTTTATCCCTTTAAATTCTTCTTTGTTCATGCTGATTCTCCTTTCAACTCTTCCAACCTATCGGGTCTAAAACCTGCCCACGAATTATCAAACCCATTAACAGCCACTACTGGCACCCCTTGATAGCCATGTAATTTAATCATATCTAGTGCTACTGAATCTTTGGTTACATCAACAACACTGTGCTCAATGTTGTTCTCTTCAAGGAATTTCTTCGTGAAGTTACACGGAACACAATTTGGTTTAGTATATAAGGTGATCATCCTGCTTCACTCCTTAATACTGTGCTTAATATTTTTAACTTGAATTGCTTTTGATTAATATGCCCGTTCGCTAATTCGAATTTAAGGCGCTCAATTTCTTTCTGGATTTTTTCATTAATTTCAATTGTTAGTAATTTATTCTGTTTATCTGTAACAACTAATTCCATTTCTATTCCTCCAATTCAATTAACTCTCTAGCGTTTTGTCCTTTAATTCTTTTCTTGTATGACGGCATCCCATAAAATTTCACTGTTTCCACCGCTACACCAATTGATGCAGCGATTTCTTCCAGTGTTCCAATAGCGAGGATGTTCTCGCCTTTATAAAGTGCATATTCTTTCATGATGGTTCTCGCTTATAACTCTCTGGTATAGAGATAATATCCATCTATTGGTTTCTTTTCTTTTAAAGCACTGGATACAAATCCGGTATGTTTGCCAAGGTACTCGTCTGCTTTACTCATGCTTCTAAATTCTAATAATTCGCCTGATTTGAGGTTCCTTAAAATCACTCTTTTGTTAGTGCCTATCAAATCGTTGTCAAATGCATGGTTATTATTCAGAGTGTAGTTAGTCCATTCAAGGTTGTTAACGTGATTGTTTCTAGGATTCCCATCAATATGATTTATCTGATTAAAACCTTTAGGATTTAATATGAATGCCTTTGCGACCAATTGATGCACCAACCAAGAGCGTTCCTTATTGTCTTTCCATAAAGAAACTCGTACATCTCTTCCGGTAGGGTTTTTCTCTTTCAATATTCGGCTTTTCCATTTCCTCTTCCCGTGAAGCTTCGAGTAAGTTACTTTTCCGTCTTTAGATCTAACTCTTCCAATATTACTGACTTCATAAATACCTTCATAGCCAACAACATCTTTCCAAATTTCGTTAGTATACATAACTTTGTTCCTTTCTGCCCTGCTATCTCACAGGGCTGTTTTCAAAAGGGAGGTCGTCTTCTGAGATATCAATCGGGCGCCCATCTTCTATAAATGCATTATTTGGCTGATTATAGGTGTTTTGTTGGTTATTAGAATAATTAGCCGATTGACTGCTTTGAGCGTTCTGTCCAGTGTTATTAGATCCGATAAACGTCACTTGGCTCGCAATTACTTCCGTTACATAGACACGCTGACCTTGTTGATTTTCGTAATTACGTGTCTGAATTCTGCCCTCAACACCTACTTGCGAACCCTTTTGAGTATATTTAGCCATTGCTTCAGCTGGCTTCTTCCAGATAACACAATTAATAAAGTCTGCTTCACGCTCACCTTGTTGGTTAGTGAAATTGCGATTGACTGCTAAAGTGAATGATCCTACTGAATCGCCTTTAGCTGTTGATTTAATCTCGATGTCTTTGGTTAATCTGCCGATTAAACTAACTTGGTTCATTCGACACCTCCTAGATATATTTCTGACATACCTAATAAATCAGCGATGTTAATAGTCGCATCGGCAATCAGCTCTTGATAATCTTTTGGTGTTGCTGATTTTCCATCCACTTTTATTTCTTTCGATTGGCTAGCTTCGTACAAATAAGCTAAAGCTTCTTTAACTGTTTCAAATTCCATTAGCTTACCAACCTTTCGATTAAAACTAGTGTTGATTGCGATGGCATCCAGTCACGCACATAACTCACAACATCATCAAAGTGTCTGTTTCTCAATTGCGATCTTGTAGTCACACCTGCGATTGCATGAACACCTGTATTAATGTCTTTAAACAATAGCTTCTTCGCATCTGCATCGTCTTCGAGCCTCTTTAATCCTGCAAACTCCATTACTTTTTGATTGATTTTTCTACTGATATAGCCATATTCGCTGCTGCTTAACGGCGTATCGTCTTCAAGTGTTTGAACTCTATCTGATACATCCTGAACTTGTTGTTGCGTTTGTTCGGTTGCTTCAAACATCAATCGGAGTGCGTCCATTGGATTAGTCGCTACTGAATATGATCCTGTTTTTCTGATTGCAGGTAATACCTCGGCGGTTACCCAACGTTTGAATTTTTTAGCTCCAGGTAATTTTGATTTCAAAATCAAGCTATATAATCCAGATTCGTTTATAACTGTCTGATCTTGCATTCCACCAAGGGTGTCGAGTTTCACGACCGCCTTATCCTCTTCGTCTACATGTCTGCCTAAAGCATCTCTATAATTTGAGTATCCTAAAATTTCAGCAACGTCTTTACCAACAAAATATGGTTCATTATTGATTGTTGCTGTTCTTACCTCGTTCGATTCAAAATTAAATATTTGTAATTCTTTCATCGTTTTTATCCTCCTTAATCTCGATCACTAAAGCATCATCCGGCAATTCATTATCAGTTTTATATTTCTCAGCGTGCTCCAATGTAATAAACACACCAACTGAATACATCTCTTCATCTGCAATTAATATCGTGTACATGTCAGACCTCCGTAATTACAATTTCAACTCTAGGATTATGTTTGTCGTACAAAACTCTAGTGCCGTCTACTCCAACAACAATCTTGCTATCATCATCCTTGATAACCCCTGCATCCACTAATAAGTCATGTGTGGCACTCATCAGGTTTGTAATGTCCACTCTGTGCTTGGTTGGCATATAATAGACCGCCTGCACATTTACAGGCTGGTCTATCGGTGCTTGTGGTCTTCTCACTTGGCTTAGGAACAACTTCTGGTATTCAGTAAACTGTTTTGATGGTATCGGAAATACTCTTCCTGTTTTCTTATTTGTTACCATCCTCATACTGTTCTTTTTGGTAATAGGCTTCCCCTTGATAACTAAATTAATCATCGTCTCCTCCAATGCCTAAAGCTTTCATACGTGCTAAAATCGCTGCTTCGTTATCATCTACTGCTGAATCAGCTGATTCAGTGACTGGTTTAGGTGTCGTTTGCTGTTCTTTTTGCTTTTTGAACCACTCTGGTGTTGATTCGTCTTTCTGACCAAACTTAGCTACTGGTTCTGATTGGTGATTCATCCAGTATTTATCTTTAAAGAAGTTCACATCTGTTTTGACATACCTATTTTCAGTCTTATTTATCTGAAGATATTTAATATAGTTGACTATCCCAGTCTGAATCTCTTTGTTAGTTGTTCCTTTTCCAATTGCAATCTTATAAAATTCAAACGCCTCAAATTGATTTGATTTTTTAGGATACAAATCCCACAATTTTCTGAAGTTAATTTCTAAATTTTCTACATCATCAATGCTATTGTTTACTTTAGTTTCTTTTACTTTAGTTTCCTTTACTTTACTTTGTGGGGTTAATGTATACATTTGGTCAGTTGAAACAGGGTTAATGTCAACATTAACTACACTTGAACTATGTTCATTGTCTACATAAACTAAGTTGGGATACTTAATAATTTCTTTTTTTGTCAGCAAAAGATAGTCCTCGACTACCTCTACACCCTTGCGCCTACTGGTTGCTTCGAAATATCGCTTTTGAATTCCTTTACTCGTAAGTATGCAATATTTTACAAATAAGTCTTTTTCAAAGAAGTCCCATCGAATGCATGCATTAACTATGTCTGAGAGGTAGTTAATGTCTACATTAATTCTTCTCGCGAACAGTTTCTGTTCCTTCTCTTCCCAACTGTAAAAATATCCCTCTGAATATATTTTCATCAATAATTTAATAACTATCCCAAAACCCTCCATGCCAAAGTCGGCTTCGACTAAGGCAATTTTGTCGTCTTGATCTATATCTGTATCCAGAGGAAAATAATCTATTCCGCTTGCTGTTGGTCTAGCCACTTAATCACCGCCTTGCGAAAGCTCAGGCAAATGCCTAAGCCATTTTGATTTATATTTAATCTTGACATGATAGTCCACCTATTTATCTAGTTTTGATTTAACGCCAGTATCAAACAATTGTTCCTGCTCAATAATTTCACCTGTCGCTGGGTCCACTTCAATATCATTAATTGCTTCGGTTGGATCAAACGCTGGTTCCTCTAAACGTTCGAAATCGTCTTCTGGGGTTACATCTACTAAATCACCCTCATCGGTGAATTCAACTTCGTTTTCATCAGCTACAAATGCCTTCTGCATTTCAATAGATAGGATTCCCCATTTACTCAATATGTTTCGCAGCAATGTTTTTTGCGCCATTGCATCAAAATCACTTGCCCAAACACCTGTCGCACTTTTATTATTTCCTTTTGCATTTTTGCGACGATGTGCCTCAACTTCATCTCGACTCCAGTAAGTCGTTTTCTTGAATCCGTTCAGTAACTCAAAATGTGCGACGTATCCAATCACTCTTTCTGATACCTTTGAATCGAAATCTAGTTCAATCTCTTCGGTTAATCTATTCCATTTAATTAACTCGCCTTCATATACATTGATTACATTCAATGATTTGTACTGCCCTGATCGTTGAGCTAGCTGAATATAACCTTTATATCCTAGGATAAACTGCGCTTTGCCTTTAAAAGGAATGATGTAGGCATAACCTAGGTTTTTGTCTAGCGGTAAATCGAGTTGAGCAGCAATCATTGCGCCTGTTAGGATACTCATTGGTTCAACTTTTGCCAGGTAACTATCGTTATTAACTAAAGTTAGAACACTCGATGTAAACCCTGCTGACTTGTCTTTCAAAATATCTTTGAACTTCTTTTGAACTGTGTCGCTTGATAACAACGCTTTAAGCCCTACCGGTTGTCTGTTCTGGTTATTTGCTGGCGTTTGGTTCATTGCCTGCGTTAATGATTGATTTGTTGCCATTATTCCATCTCCTTAATTCTTAGTGGTGTCGATACAGATTGTTTAAGATACTGTTTGTATATCTCTGGTTGTTCTTCTTTCAATCGCTTAGAATCAATCGTGTTGCGTTTGTGACTTTTCCAAGTGATTTTATATTTATCGGACACTGCAATTTCAGCTTCGTTCTTTCCCATAAATTCACGAATCTTATTTTCTTTTTCACCTTTAACAGCTTCCAATGTTTTGATATCTCGCTTAATATCTTCCAGCTCTGAAACCAACTGAATTTGGGCTAAAGGTAGTGATATTTGACTAGTTGTGTTACTCGAATAGATTTGTTCGATTGCCTCTTTGGTAACCTCAGAACCGTCTATTTCCGGCGGATTCAGCTTCAATACACTCTCTTCCCAAAAATTAACTGCTTGTGCTTGATATGCAGCGATTAGGTCGTTGTCTCTTTCAATTTCTTTCCATACAAATCGGTGATTGCCAATTAAAACAGCGATATATGCCTTGTCGAAATCTAATACATTTAAATAATGTTGTACCTGCAATAAATAACTTGCTGGCACTTCGTCATCATCCCAACTTGCTTCGTTATAGACCGATGTGGTTTTACATTCTAATAAAGCTTTTTGACCAACAATTTTACGGTCGATGTTCGCAAGCAGAAACGGATGATCATCGTGGTAGTAAGTCTTGTTATCCTTACGAACCTCTAGGCCTGTTTCCTGTGTGAACATTCTGGCAACCAAGTCTTCCAGTTCATTTCCAATCTGAATAGCTACCTTGTCTGAGATATCTTCTGGTTCGATTAATCCTGTTTTTTCAGCCCATAGTTGATAGGGTGATTTAAAGGAATTGAATCCTAAAGCGGTCCCGATATCAGAACCGCCTAGGCCTTTAGTTCTAAGTTCTAGCCATTCTGCATGCGTTTCTGCCTTTATGTAATCTGCCATCACAAATCTTCCTTCCATAATTCAAATGACTTGCCAATATTATGCTCAACCCATTCTTGTAACTCGCTAGCCATAACATAATCTCCTGATGGTGTCTCGTAGACTTCATCGCCGTTATAGAGTGGTTCGTTATTCCAAGTCGTGGCGATCACTTGTGCTTCAGGCGCTGTTGTTATCCAGCTGTCATAATTAGTTGGTAGTTGCATTGGATTCACCTACTACTTTTAGCTGTGTTGCCAAAGTTCTATTTTTCATGTTAAAATCTCCTTAGATCTGTTTTATTTAGTCCGCATTGCCGTGCGGGCTATTTTTTTAGGTAATACTTCGTTAATCTGCCTACATCTTTAAGATGCTCAATATCCTTATGCGACCAAAAAAGTTTCAAACTCTTACCAACTTCATTCAACCAGCGCTTTAGCTTCAGATTTTTCTTCAATTTCATTAAGCCCCTTCTTTATTGCCTTGATGTAAAACTCTTTTAAATTCCAGTTGATCGTCATGTATTCGTCTAGTGCATCCAAGATAACTTCTGCTTTCTCATCTTGGTTCATTTCAATAACCTCCTAACCTAAATAACATGTAAAACAGCACTCCGATTAATGTGGCTCCGCATACAACTAGCATTAAGCAACCTACACAGCCGTTGTTGTCGTCATTCATTCCCTCACCTACCTAACACATGATTCAGCATATCGGCGTAGGCATTGCGATCAATATCCAAATTGCGATACACCGATTGCTGTCCAGTTGAAGCCAAAACTAAAATGAACACGCTGATTAATACTAAAGTCGCTACTCCAGCTAGGAATAATTTGAATGCCGTCCATAGCATTAGCGAATGCTCTTTTACTAATTTCATGCCTACACCTCAAATCTTTCATTTTCCATTTTTCTTAAAAACTCCAAAAAACTTGCAACCACTACAATTGTTGTTTTTTGCGTCACTCTAATAACATCACTTGAAAACTCTGCATCCTGCTCCATCTGATCAACATAGTCCAAACATTGCCGCTTACTAAGTCCTACAAAAATCTGTGGAAGTGCCGTGTTTTTACAACACAGCACGCCGTCCGAAAGTGGTGTTAGTGGTATTACGTTTGTTTGCATTTTTTATGCTCCTTTCATTTGTTTATTGTGATATTATTTACTTATCGGCTCATTCGCTGAAATAAATCAGGAAGGAGGTAGAAACTTTGGATAGAAATTCTTTTATCAATTTTGTAGAAAATAGAGATGTTCAAACATCAAATGATCAGATTTTAATTTCGATATTAGATAACATTTCTGATTACTTTAAAGAATTACATGACGATTTGTTAAAAACTAAAACGGACGCAAAATTTTCAGAAGGCGGAACCAATCATAAATATTCATTTAGTTATGATGGTATAATGTTAGAATTTGTGAGACTTGAAGATAAAATCAATGTTTTCTTAATTCACTTTGACAACAGGCCATATAAGAAAGAAAAGTACGACAGCTATATAATTAATAACAATGTAGTTGTTTCTGAAAAGTCTGGTTCGGAATTCTCGCAAGAGCTACTAAACGAATTGTTAATTCTTCTCAAAGGCTAAAACTTCGCTTTTAAGGGATGCTATTTGTGAATCGACATAATTAACGACTGACTTTGACTCCGCAGCAGCTGTTTTCAAAGCTGTTTGTGCAGTTTCTTTAGCTTTTGTCGCCATAGTCAAAGCTTCGTTAACTGCTCCTTTTGTTGACTCTGACTTTTGATCTAAATTTTCTATTTTTTCACTCACTCGCTTCACTACCACCACGGCTCCTACACCAGCGGTTAGTACGGCGAGTGTTTTTATTAATGTTTTCATGCTGTTTGCTCCTTTCTATGCTTTCTTCGTTTCTTCGATTTCGATTAACGGAAAAACACCTTCGTCTTTCAACATTTCATAAATTGCCAATCTGCCCTTCTGTGTCCATTTCGTCAACAACTTGCTTCTTGTGTCGTCAATTGCGTGTGTAGTGGATTGTGTGTAACCTTTTTCTGCATACTTTTGATAAAGTAGCCAAGTGCCGCCCTGCTTGAACTGAATACCTAACTCGTGCAACTTATTGTTCAACCAAACCGCTGACTTTCCGTAATCTTTTGCGATTTGAGTGACCGACAATAATGTTTTGCTTTGTAAGATTAAATCGTAATAGCTTGCTTTGGGCTGTAATTCCATCACTCGCTGTTCAGCGATTAATCGTTGAACTTTTTCTTCTTTCAGTTGCGTTGCGACTTGAATGAGTAAATCTGGGTTGTTGAGTAATTCTTCTGTTGCATACATGCCATGTTTACGGATGCTCGGTAAAACTTCCGATGTCACCCAACGTTTAAATTTTTTAGCTGTCGGTAATTTTGATTTTAGGATTAGGCTGTATAGGCCTGATTCGTTGATGACCGCTGTCTTGGTTTCGGACAGGTTCCCGTTTTGGGAATGTGCCACCATCTCGAACTTTTTGTCATCTAAATCTACATGATTCATAACTGCTTTACTCGCATTTGAGTATCCCAGAATCTCTGCTACATCTTTACCGACAAAATATGGTTCTCCATTGATGGATAATGTCCTGATTGCCTCATTTTCAAATTTAAATACTTTCAATTCATTCAAATTAATTCTCCTTTCATAGTGTCATTTAGGACACTTCTTCTTTAAAAAAAATATTCAGCATTTCTTCATCACTTAAATTTAAAGCAGTAGCAATTGACTGAATTTCTTTTCTATCAAATTCATCTTCTCCACGTAAGACGCGATAATACTTGTTCCTATCTAATACTTTTTCATCGTGATTTACTTTTTCTAGAAATTGGTCTACTTGAAGCCCATTAATAATAATCTTAGCTTTTAATAATCTTCCATCCATATGATTCCCTCCTAACTTATAAAATTACTCGTGTCTTTTAGGACACCTTTACTATAACAATTATAATTTCACCTGTCAACACTTAAATATCTTTTAGGACACTTTTTTTTGGAATTGATAGTTTAGTGTTGCTTATAAGACACTTTTGTTTTATAATATATATATGAAGGAGGATAGATAATGTATGACATAAAAAGCAGAAGATTAGCATTAAACATGACGCTAGAAGAAGTTGGTGAAATTGTCGGTGTTGGAAAGTCGACGGTGCGCAAGTGGGAAAATGGCATGATTGATAACATGAAGCGTGACAAAATAGCCCTACTTGCTAAAGCCTTAAAAATTAGCCCTTTAATTTTATTATCAGAAGATTCAACCGTGGGTGAGAATGAACACAACATCACTCACATCTACAACCAACTTACACCACCGCGTCAAATTAAAGTATACGATTTTGCTAGTCGACAACTTCGCGAACAAAACAACATCATCAATGTTGATTTTGTAAAAGAAGACAACAAAACGATCATCACCAACAGACGAACTGCCGCAGGATCCGCTTTACATGTGGATGATACAGACGCAAGAAAAGAAGTTGTATCATCAGCGTTGATTCCTAAAGGCGCCGATGAGTTGGTAGAAGTTGTTGGTAAGTCGATGGAACCACTTATACAAGATGGCCAAGAAGTTTATATGAGATATCAACCAAGTGTTGAAAATGGTGAGATTGCTATTGTAAGGATTGAAAACGAAGGCGTGACTTGTAAACGGGTCTATGCTGATAATGGCACAATCACGTTAAAGTCAGAAAATGAAGAATATGAAGATATGCATTTTGATGCAACTCAGGTCGCTGTATTAGGTAAAGTTTTACTGTAAAAAACACCCTAGTCGATACGGCGAATATCGGCTAGGGTTCCCCTTGGGGTTATTGGTATGTGTCAATTATATCATAACAGGGGGTAAGCCATGAAGTCGGGAAAAACAATCAATAACATTCCAATAGAAAAGGTTAGTTTTGACAATAAATTACCTTGGGCGAAAGATGAAGCAAAAGGAAACGTGACGATAGCGCAAGTTATTATACTTTGGTGGTTAAATAATCCAAGGACAAATAAGGAAAACGTTCCTTTATACTTTGAGCGTAATTATGTCGATGATTTTTATTATGAGTTAGATGTTTTAGAGAAAAACGGTTACATTGATGATTTTGACCGCGTCACGCCAAAAGGCATTAATTGCATTAAATTAAATCAAGATATTATATCACTGCACAAACAAGGGTGGTCAACAGACGAGGACAAAAAAAGAAATAAAATAATCCACGAAGAAATGCTCCGACAAAGTGTTGTTAACGCAAGAAAGTTAGGGCTTCATGATATAGCTGATAGAAACGAAAAAAAGATTTCATACAATAAAATACGCTTCGAGCAAGCGGAACTTTTTAAAAAGGCTGATAGGTTATCGAAAGAAAAACAATATGCACTCTCAAATGAAATTCTCTTCTCGTTATTAGCTGATAATTTTGAAACGTTTGATTTGTGGAAAAGAATAACCATCAATTACAGGGGTTTGAAACAGTATGAGAATGAGTTGAAAACTATAGAAGATTTTATCTCCCGTTCTAATCAACCGATATTTCCGACCAATTCTGTAGATTATTTCTTGCAAAGAAAAGAAAAAGCAATGAAACTACTTAATAACATTAAATAAAAACATCCCACTCCCCTACTTTGGACGGTAAGGAGTGAGATAATCGCACAAACACCCACCCACGAGGGCTATTTGCTACGCCCTATTGTACCATAGAATAGGAGATGATTGAATGTGGATTGATAAATTAGACAATGGGAAATTTAAATACGTTGAAAGATATTACGACCACGAAGGGAGACAAAAATTTGTTTCTAAGACGCTGAAAAGTAATTCAGCCCAAGCTTGGAAGCAGGCACAAAAGATACTAGATCAAAAGATTGAAGAAAAATTAGCGGTTACTGTTGATAATGTAGAAAGTCTTACTTTTAAAGAATTGGCTGACGAATGGCTGAAATTAAAGAAGAAAACACTTAAAGCTTCCACGCATTCGCTTTATAGTCGAACTATGGATCAAATAAATATCCACATTGGTGATATAACTTTAGACGAATTAAGCGCTGGTAAGATAAATAGAACCTTTATCAAATGGTTTGATGAAGATTTGGTCTACACTACCGTACAGGAAAGGTACAAGCTAATAAAGAACGTTATTAAGTTTGGTATAGCGTATGAATATATAGAAGAAGATTTAATAACAGGAAAATTAACGCTTGAAAAGATTAATGTAAGTGAGAAAAGAGAAGATAAATATTTAGAACCAGAAGAAGCTGATAAGCTATTCGAAGATTTAACCGAAGCTGGCTATGAAGAAATGGCTGACTTCTTCACTCTACTAATGCAAACGGGTATGCGTTTTGGAGAGTTAGCAGGTCTACATATACAAGATATTGATTTAGAAGCGCATACTATCTATATACGTTTTACTTACGATAAAGCAAATAAATTATTTACACTGCCTAAAAATAATAAAACTCGGCTGATCAATATTAATTCCGATACAGTCAAGTTGATTAAGAAAGTTTTGAGAAGAAGAAAATTATTGTTAATGGCTTACGGTGTGAGAGGAAACAATTTATTGTTTTTCAGGGAGAATAACACGCCAATGGATATATTTGTTTGCACGCGTATTCTACATAAGTTTGAAGAACCAGAAAAGCCGCTAACGACACATATATTTAGGCACACTTTTATTACTCGTATGGTAGAACAATATGTACCAGCTACACTAATAGCTGAACACGTCGGTCACAGTGATACTCAAATGATAGAACGCGTTTATAATCACTTTAGCGATAAAATGGAAGAAGATTTAAAGACTGCAATTAATGCGATTAAATTTTGA